TAATAGATTCTTTGCAGGATTTTAACAGCAAAGAATATAAAGAAAAAGTAGCATATTTAGAGACAATTGGAGTAAAGAATGGATGAGTTTTTAGTATCATTTAACAATCAAGTTCAGGGATGTAACCAGTGTAATTCAACTAAGAAAACATATATAATTTATCCTTATTTTGATTTAATTCAGGGACATTGGTGTAAAGATTGTTGGTATGAAAAAATGACCAATATTCAAAGTAAATTTTTATCTGTAATTATGAAATATGATAATGGATTTTTCAAACAAAAAGAAATTAATTAATGGAAAAAACTAGACTCAGAAATCCAAAAAAAGATATAATGATCCAACTTAAAAGTTTAGAATGTTGGAATAGTGGAAGTTCTGAATGGCATATGAGTAATGCGATATATAAAAAGATTGAAGAAGAAATCAACTGGGAAAAAATAATGGATAAAGAACGAATAGATGCAATTGTAAAGCAATGGTATGTAAGTGGTAAACCTAATCAAAGTATTAAATTAGATCGTGGTTTTTTGATCAATATTAGTTGCATTAGAAACAAACATGAGAACTTGTCTGACTATAGATTTACTTTGCAATCACCTAACTATCACAACACTAAATGGATGGACGGTGATACAATGGATTCTTATTTTGATCCAGTAAACATTATCTCAGAAATCTTATGGGATGGATTCAAAACCTTATTCAAATTAGAAGGTAAAAATATCATGAATCTTGAACAATTAGAAATCAAGGAAGGCAATATCTTACAAAGCTATGATAAATACGTTTTGCCTCCATCAATTGACAAAGATAATTTTTAAGATGGATTTTTTAGATAAGGTTTTAATGTGTGTGTTTGCGTTTTTTAATATGTATTTATTGTGGCGTCTTGATAAATTAGAAAAAGAAAAAACAAGCTACGAAGATATTAAAAACATATTTGAGATTTTGATAGAGAAATTAGAAAGCAAGGATATTTATGAATAGTGTTTTCAAGTTTATAGCCAAGAGTGTTAACAAGTTAGATGGTACACACAAGCAATATTTTGTGGATGAAAGATTGCGAATAATTATCGAGATTTATACTCATGCATTAACTTCTGAAACATATGATTATTGGATTACAGTAGGAAATAGTTCATCCAAGGCTTATTTAAAATCTGGATGCAAAACTAAAGATGAATTAATTGATAAGATTTACAATTCTTACATTAATGACTTTACAAAATATGATGAAATGCTAAATGATCCTCTACTTTATGCAGGATTTTTGAACAATAAAATCTACAATCTTGAACTTGAATTAAAAATGCAAAAGAACGCAAGACAAGAAATGAAAGAAGACATTAAAAAATTACAACAACAAGTTAGTGATCTTTTTAAAAATAACACATCATTAATCGAATATTCTTCAAAATTAGTCAAAGAAAATTATGAATTGAGATCTGAATTAAAGAGACTTATAGAAGAATTACAAGAAGAAAAAGCAGCTCATGTAAATACTTGTAACAGAGCTATTTTTGCCAGACATATTCTTAATGGCGACAGAGATGATAGAGTTATAGAACATTTAAATATTTCAGAAGATATGAGAAAAGAATTTGGTATATAATTAACTGTCGAAAGACAAATAAAACCTAATCTGATTACGATCTAGGTTTTGCTTGAGGGCAGAAATATTCATTTGGTATAATAGTAGTGTTTTTCACTGCAACTAAAAACCTGGGGAGGGAGGATAGGCTTAAAAAACCTATCCTTTTTTCTTTGCAATTTTATATAACTGTAAAAGTGTAATACTTTTAAATATCTTAAATATCGTAAAATAAATTATTGAATGGCAATATAATTATGATTTCAGAGGTTAACTATATGTTCAAGGCTACACCATCAGATTTAAAAATGGGTGATTATGTTGAATGGGGTCAAAACGAGAATGACGCTATTGGTCGTGGAAAAATAGTTGATATTCGTACTGATGGTGAAGTAAACAGTTCAATTTCTGGATATACATTAACAGGTACTCCAGACGATCCAGTTTATGTCATTAAATTATTGCAAAGAGATCAACAAGGCAACGAAGTATTAACAGAGCAAACAGTGATTCATAGAGCATCAGCATTGCGTAAGATTCCAGATCCAATTAAGAGTTTAAAGACTATGTTTGGTGGAGAATTAAAAGCTGTTGGAAAGGGCATTGTTGAGGGTTATTTAATTCGTTTTGGTGGTCCAGATGATACAGACCTTGAGAAAGATTATTTTACCAAGAGTACAGATTTCGGTGTTGATTTCGCTGATGGTTCAAATCATAAGCTTGGTTTGTATTATAATCACGGTTTGGACTCCGCTGTTGGAACTAATAAGATTGGTTACGGCACTATAAAAATGACTGATAAAGGTCTTTGGTATTCTGCTCAATTAAATATGGCTGATGAATATGCAAAGATGATTTATGAACTTGCTAAAAACAATAAATTAGGTTTTTCAAGTGGAGCAGCAAGTCATATGGTTGAGCGTGAAAGAGTTGGTAAGAGTTTTGAAATTAAACGATGGGCTCTTGCTGAAGCTTCTTTAACACCACAACCAGCAGAATCTAGGAATGTAGCTGAGGCAAAATCACTTAAAGCAGCTAAGGAAGACTTGAAAATAGGTGATTTTGTAAGATGGATGGCATATGGGACAGAAGTTAGAGGGAAAATAGAAAAAATAGCAACTTCTGGGTCTCTTGTAGGTAAACCATTAGGAACACGAATGAGAGGAACTGTTGATAATCCGGTATTCCAAATTCGTGTCTTTCAAAAACAACCTGATGGGTCTTATGCCATGGACTCAGCTACTACAGTTCACAGAGCAGAAGCATTAAGTAAAATTGACAAACCTAAAGGTGTAATTATGAAAAATTATATGGAAAAGATGGAAGAGCATGAAGAAATAGAAGATATGGTTGAGGGATTGACAAAGTTGAATGTTGATCCTATGGGCATTGCTGATTCTATTTTTGATGGAGCTGAAGAAGATATGTTCTTTGATTCAATGAACTGTCTCACTGATAAGCTTCGTGATGGTCTTATTGCTATCGCAGAATATGGCAAACCTGAAGATGCTGATGCTCTTTTAGAGAAGTTTCATATGATGGCCTTAGATCTTTTTAATAAGATGAAATTACCACAAGAAATTGAATTATCTGAAGAAACTATGATGATGGATATGAAATCTGTTTCTTCAATTAAAGATGTTGAGAGAATCCTGCGTGATGCTGGTAATCTTTCACGAAGCCAAGCTAAAACTTTGGCAAATTTGGTCTGGAACTCTCAGCGTGATGTTGAGAATAATCAAGAACCAGAAATAAAAACCACTGAAATTGATAAATCTGATGCTGAATTGAGAAAAAGCTTGCTCGAAAAAGCTAAGAAATATCAAAGCTAATAGACGTATTAGCATAGGATAATAACATGAATTTTGATGAAATCCAAGCCAAAATCAAAGAAAATGCGATTAAGGCTACTGAAATCCTTGAAGCAGAAGATGGTGATACATCTATTGCTGCAAAATTACTAAAAGAAAACGAGGAACTTGAAAATAAGGCAGAAATGCTCAAATCAATTAACGAAGTTCCTGTAAAGGCAAAAACTATGGAAAGTGAACTCTACATCCCTGGCGCAAGTTCTGTAAATGCTGTTAAGAGCTTTAGCCCAGCCACTCTCGCAGAAAAAGAAAAGATTGGTTATGCTTTCGGTATGATGGCTAAGATGGTCGGTAAGAACGACAAGAAAGCTCATCAATGGTTAAAAGAAAATGGTTTCTACAAGGGACAAAGTGAAGACACCGGCGCAGACGGTGCTTACTTAGTACCTCAAATCCTTGCTCGTGAAATCATCTTCCTCCGCCAACAATATGGTGTAGCTCGTGCAAATGCTCGTGTTATGGGAATGTCTTCAGACAACTTGAATGTTCCAAAGAACATCAACTCCACCACTGCATATTGGCCAGATCAAAACACCAATATCACACCAAGTCAAATTACATTTGCAAACGTTCAAGTTCTTGCTAAGAAGCTTGCTGTTTTAACACAAGTTTCCTCAGAACTTTACGAAGATTCACTTGTTGACGTTGGTGCAGCTCTTGCTCGTGATATGGCATGGGTTCTTTCTTACAATGAAGACCTTGCTTGTTTCAATGGCAACGGTACTGCAACATACGGTGGTATCACTGGTATCATCAACGCAATTGCAGCTGTTAACGGTGGTGCAAATGCTGGTTGGATTTACACTGCCGCTGACGTAACTGGCGACTGGAATGATGTAACTCTTGCTGACCTTCGCAAACTTCCTGCAGCTATCGCTTCTTATGCTGATACTCGTGAAGCAAAGTTCTACATGCATAGATCCTTCTTCCAAGAAGTTGTTTGTAACCTTTTGGATGCTCTTAACGGTAACGGTTTCAACGATATCGCTAATGCTCCAGGTCCAAACCCAACTCTCTTTGGCTATCCTGTTGTTTACACTCAGGTTATGAGCAAGGATTCAACTCCAGCTCCAGATACAGCTCTTGCTATCTTTGGTAACCTTGATACTGGTTCCATTCTTGGTACTAGACGTGACCTTAGAGTTCAAGTTTCTGATCAAGCTGGTTTTATCAGTGACTCCCTCTACTTCCGTGCAACTGAGCGTTTCGGGTTCCAATACCATGACGTTCCTGTTGTCGGATCACAAAACGGTGCAGGATCAGCTGCTATCCTCGTCGCTAACAACTAATCTTATCATTAAGGTGGAAAAAAGACCAGAGAAATCTGGTCTTTTTTTTCTTTATCTTTAATATCGTAAAATATATATAGATACACTTTCGAGGTTTAAAAAATGCCATATTCAAGATTACAAGCAATTAGAAAATTAGCTACTATGGTTGCAGCAACAGAGTTTCCTGAGTTAGATAGTAATCAACTTGGAGAATTAATTGATGCTCACAGAAGATGGAGACCTTGGACTGCAAACACCTATTATGAAGTTGGAGATATGATTATTCCAACAGTTGCTAATGGCAGAATGTATCAATGTATCATAGCTGGTAATTCTGGAGACACTGAACCTGCATTTCCTAGAATTGGTTATTTTGTTGGTCAAACTTTCTTTGAAACTAATCAAACACAACCATATGAAGGTTTTAGTATTACATGGCAAGATAATGGCTTTACTCAACAGGAAACTTATGATATTAGAGCCGCAGCAAGAGAAGGATGGATGTGGAAAGCAAGTAATGTAGCTAACCTTGCAAACACTGATGATGGAAAAATGTCCATTCAAGTCCACATCATCCAAGAAAACTGTTTACAAATGGCTGCTAAATACCGCAGTTTTGGTATTTTATAATGGGAATACCTCAAGCTTTATTAAACAGACTTAGATATGTTAATGCTATGGTATTTCTTTGCAATAAAGTAAAGGTATATAGACCAGAAACATTTAATGATGAATATGGTGGTACTTACACAGACTATCGTTTATTAGGTGAATTTGATGCTAGATTCGTTCATGACACCTATAAAGAAGGTCCTGTTGGTGAGGGAATACAACCATCTGACGAATATAGATTTGTATTTGGAATGAATCCTGGAATTGAATACATGGATAAGCTTATAATTCCAAATGATAACCATTCTAATAGATATTTTTTAGTAGTTTCAGTTGATGACACTACATCTGAAGGTATGTTTAATACTGCTAAAGCTGTGGAGAGATATAACTAATGGAAAGTATCGACTGGCCTAATTTAATGATGGGTGTTGGATCTAATGCAATATTGATTGTATCAGGTTTTGTGTCAATGCAAGTTAAAATAGCTAATTTACAAACAAAATTAGAAAGTTTTGAAAAATCTTTTGAAAAACTAGTAAATAAAGTTGATACCTTAGATAAACACCAGTTAGAGCTTCACACTAATTTAACGAGACTTGAGACTCGTTTTGAAATGTTAGAAAGAGAGAGATAATAAAATGCCAATATATCCAACAAAAACAGTTGATTATAATTTTGATAATCCTGCATGTTACTCTGGAAGCGGAAGTACAGTTTATGATTTGCAAGGTAATTTAAACTTAAACTTTGTAGGTACTCCAACATTTGTATCATCATCAGATTTTGGAAATTATTTTTCATTTACTACAGCTACTGTTGTTGCAAATCACTTAGCCAGTGCATTTAGTGCATTGTTTAATGGATCTTTTAACTTTTCTTTTAGTTATTGTATTAGATTACACAACTTTAGTTCATCAGATAACTATTTTGTTGGTGGTTTAAACTCTTCTACTTTAGCTTCAATTGATGCAGCAGCTATCGCAAGAATTAATTCAGGAAATTGGTATACATCTGTTGGTTATAATGAAAACTTAACAACATCTCCAGCAAATGATGATAAATGGTATGTTGTTACTGTTACTGCTGATTTTACTAATAATCAACTCAAAACATATGTTAATGGAACTCTAGTTAAAACTGATGGTTTTGGAGTTGCTTTTTCGTTTACAAATGCCCAAATTATTATGGGATATTTGAATGCAAATCCATATAGAGCAGATAAATTAATTGACAATGACATAAAAGCATATTCTGTATGGAAAAATGTAGTTTTAACAGCTCCACAAGTTCAAGATGTAGCTAATGAATTTGCTCAATATACATCAAATTATTTTAGTATTGATTTTGGTAATTCTTCTTGTTTTACAAATGGTGGAACTGCAATTAATGACTTGTCCGGTAATGCAAGAAACTTTACACTTAGTAGTACTACATATACTTATGATCCTACTGTTGGATCGTTATATTTTCCAATCTCAACAAATGCAACAGGATCATCTTCTGCTTTTATAATTGGTCAACAAGCAACTACATGGTTATCTTGGGTTAAATTGCAAACTGTTGGAAATATTTCTGTTTGTCAAATTGGTGGTGGAAGTAGATTTTACGAAACATTAGTTCCTGCAGCTTCATTAAACAATATTGATAATAATGGAGCAGCTCAACAAGCTGGACCTATTACATTTGATGATAATTGGCATTTATTAGCAGTTACAAAGCCAACTAATGGTACTACAGGTCAACAAAAAACCTATATTGATGGAGTTCTGATTCCAAATACTGGAAGTTACAATCCATCACAGATAGTAAATTTCAATACTTCTGGTCCTTCAATCATACATCCTCTCGATGGTACTGATATGACCATGGCAACTTTGTCATTGTATACAGCTGAATTAAGTGGCAGTAATATTACAGCTATTTATGATGCTCAGGTTAGTAGATTCAATCCTCCACCTCCAGTATATAACGGCTTAGTTGGTGGTAGACAATTTGGACAAGGATTCAATGGATAATAATTTTAGCAACATCTTGGAGAATTAATAATGTTTTATGTATTACAAAATGAAAGTACAGCTGCTTTAAGAAGAGTACCAATTCTCTTAACTGATGCTGCTACAGGTACAACTGCTCAAACTGGCGTAGCAATTACAAATATTTATCCATATGTAAATATTAATGGTGGATCTTTTGCTGGTGGCGCTGGTACTGTTGCTGAAGCTGGATATGGTCAATATTATTATGAATTTGATCCATCAGAAATTGCTACATTAGGACTTGCTGGTATTCATATTACCGCTTCTGGATGTAGAGATTATGATGCAATTGCTCAAGTTGCTGCTTTTAATGTTTATTCTGGAGCAGGTGTAGGAATTACTGCTGGAGATGTATGGTCTTATGATATTAGTGGTATTTCTGCAGCAGGATCAGCTGGTACTCAATTAAATACAGCTGCTTCTGGTGGAGCAGGTCTTACAGCTGGAGATGTATGGTCATATGTTATTCCTGGGCCTGCTGATCCTGCAGAAACAGTTCTTGCAAATATTAATACAAATGCTTCTAATGCTTCATCAAATACTTCAACAAGTGCAATTAGAGATGCTGTATGGCAAGGTGAAATTAGTGAATCTGCTGGCTTCTCAACATCACCTCCATATGCAAGTGGTTGGTTAGTACAATCAGGTACAGCTGCTACTCTCAACACACCTGAAGCTGTATGGAATTATGATATCTCAGCTATTACAACTGCTGGAACTGCTGGAAGTCAATTAAATCAAGCAGCTACAGGCGGGGCTGGTATTTCAGCTGGTGATGTATGGAATTACACATTACTTTCATCTGGACAATCAGCAGATGCAACTCTTGGAAATGTAGATTCTAATGTAACTACAATTCAAGGTAATACAAGCAATATATCTGGTGATGTATGGGCATATGCTACTAGAACATTAACTTCAGCTGCTGGTGCAACAGCTGGTGATATCTGGTCATATGCTGGTGGTAGAACAATCACAGGTGGATCTGTTACTACTGTTGTTAATGGAGTTACAGTAAGTACAAATAATGACAAAACAGGATATTCTTTATCTGGTACTCAATCATTCAATTTAACTGGCAATATTACAGGTAATTTAAGTGGTTCTGTAGGTTCTGTAACTAATCCTGTATCTGTTAGTACTACATCCATGAGTGGAATTGCTAACACAGTCTGGACTTCAGTTTCTAAAACTATTACTGGAGGAACTGTAGACAATGTTACCAATCCTGTTGCAGTTTCAACAACTTCAATGTCTGGAATTGCAGGAACAGTATGGGCAAATCCAACTAAGACAATTACTGGTGGAACAGTTACTGATGTTACTAATCCTGTTTCTGTTACTACTACATCCATGAGTGGAATAGCCAATACAGTATGGACATATACTCCAAGAACTATAACTAGTGGAGCAGGAATTACTGCAGGTGATGTATGGACATATCAAATCGATACTATAACTACTTCTGGTACTGCTGCAGCTCAATTGAATGATGCAGCTGTTTCAGGAAGTGTTGTAACTATCGTAAATGGTCCATATCGTGTAACTTCAACAGCTGAGGGAACAGATGGAGTTATTGATATTCTTGCTGATTCAATTCAACCTATTACCATTTATTGTATCAATGGCTTCGGTCAGCCTTTTAATATTGGCGGATATACTGCTTCTGTGGATATTTATGACGAGGCTGGTGGATTTGTAAGAAGCTACACACCAACTATCGACTATGCTCTTGGTGGTATTTTAACATTTAATATTGATGCTGATATCACTGCTGTAATTGGTAGATATACCTTGGTTGTATCTCTCACTGATGGTGACGTAATTCAACTTGGTCCATTGACAATCTTGGTGAGACCTCTCTAATGGTAAATGCAACTGTTAATCTTAGAATTAATAAGGATCAATTTGACAAACTTATTAATGAAGCATCAGAAATAACTGAAGATGCTGCTGTTAAGATGGCAGAAAACATGAAAAAGAGTATTTTAACTGGAGCAAAGAGTGGAAGACAGTATGGTTCTCATACTGCTTCTGCTCCAGGCCAAGCTCCAGCAAATGACACTGGTGCATTAGTTAGAAGCATTAAAGTTGAAAAGAAAAAGAATGAATCCACAGTATATGTCGAAAAAGACTATGCAATTTACCTAGAATATGGAACTTCTAAGATGAGACCAAGGCCATTCATCTTACCAGCATTTTTAAAGACAAAAAAGTGGTTTTCTGACAAGTTACACAGACTAGCATACAGAGGTAGTAGATGAGTTTTGAACCATTAGTAATTCAAAAATGGATTTATGACACATTAAGAAATGACCAAACATTACAGGCATTACTTTCTGGTGCTTTAGCTCCAAATTATCAACAAGGTATCTATAATGAAATAGCTCCAGAAAAAGATGCTATAAGTCAAAGAATGCCTCAATTGCCTTATATTGTCTTCTCTAGAGCTGGAAGTGATGGAGATGATCAAATTGCCATGTGTGGAAGTAGATATCAAACTATTCCAATTTATCGCATTACAGTTTGGGAAAATAATAATGGAAGTATATCTTATCAGAGGTTAAAGACAATTACTGACAGAATTGATACATTATTACAAGGACAGCAAACAACTGAATCTGGCATAACATTCTTTAGCCAGAGATTTGATACTGATCAACCGTTTGAGATTAGCAATGACGGTAGAGTCGATTATGGGTTGAGTTTATTATATAAGTTCAACACTGTTATATAAATAAGAGGAAAATATTATGCCACAACCTGTTTTAGTTTATGATGCCGTTGTTGAAGTCAGTATTGCTGACGATTCACAAGCTACTGGTGGAGCTGGTTCTTTACCAGCAGCTCCAACTGCTAATTTTGAATGTCAAGCAAAGAGTGTTAAAGCTACAATTACTGCAAGAACAGTTGATTTAACCACACTTTGTTCAGAAACAGAAGCTACCTTTACCACTGGTCTTACAGGTACTTTAGATATTGAACTTTATGTTGACGAAGCAACTGGTCCTATTTTTGTAGGAAAAACTGGTTATTTAGCAAAAGTAAAGATTGATCCATCTGGTGCAGGTTCAACATTAACCTACCAAGGATTAATTACAGATGCTACTGCTACTTATGCTCCAGGTGATGTTGAAATGGAATCAGCAACCATCAAGTTAGGTGCATTTGGATTTACAACAGTAACAAGTTAAATAACTGTAAAATATATATATGATTAAAGCAATTTCGAAAGTTAAGAAAGTAGCGTTAAGGCCATCTGTTAAAATTGATATTCAACAATTTACAGATGAGCCTTGCGTTCTTGAGTTTAGTGAGCCTACAGCAGCAGCATTATTTCCTGATAGTGAACTGCTTAAGCAATTAAAAATTAAGTTTCCAAAATATCCTGATGCAATGCTCTATCAGGTGGCATTATTAGCTAAATGTTATGTTGCAAAGCCAGAAGATGGTGATTCTATAAATGCATACCATGAGTTTGGACAACTTGCTAAAGACAATAAAGAATGTTTTTATCATGTATTAGCTGAGTTTTTAAATGCTTTTCCAACCAACTTAGAAGAAAAGGTTGACGAAGCAAAAAACGACTAATCGGATGTTCTGCTCAAGTACTATATTACAGCGTTAGGTATTTGAACAGGCATCCGAGTGAATTAAGTTTAACATTAGATCAAATCGCTGAAGTTGCGTATGTGGCAAGAGAAATTGAGAAGTCAGAGGCTGAAAATGCCTCTGGTCTTCTCAAAGCCTTATTTGGAGCAAGATAATGACACTGGCAGAAGCAAATGTAAAGTTTAAAAGTACTGGAGCTGATCAAGTAAAAGCTGATGCTCAGTCTGTGTCTGATTCTTTAAAGCAAGTTGGTGTAGCTGCTACTGCATCAGCAGGTGCAATTGGTATTGCTCTTGCTGCTTTTGTTGCTTTAGGTGCAGCAATTGTCAAAGTAACTAAATATTCAGCAGAACAAGCAATTGCCTTTGATTCTAATATTAGAGGTTTAGCTGCATATGCTGAAAGTACAAGTGGTTTAAGAGCTCAAGTTGCTCGTCTAGAAGAAATGGCTAAAGCTCCAGGATTAGGTTTTGATCAATTAATTCAAGGTGTTACTAGACTTGAAGCTGCTGGTTTTTCTGCAAAACAAGCTGAAGGTGCATTAAAACAATTTGGAAATGCTCTTGCTCTTGTTGGTGGAAGTAGAGCAGAATTAGAAGGTGTTGCATTAGCTCTTACTCAAATCAAATCTAAAGGTGTTATTTCAGCAGAAGAAATCAATCAAATTGCAGAAAGAGTTCCACAAGTAAGAATAGCTATGAAAGAAGCTTTTGGAACTGCTAATACTGAAGAAATTCAAAAGATGGGTATTACTGCAAGTCAATTTATTGATAAAATCACTGCCAGTTTAGCAAAACTACCAAGAGCTACAGGTGGTTTACAAAATACATTAGATAATATTGACGAAGCATTTAAAAAGGCAGGAAGAACTGTTGGTGCAGGATTTTTTGAATTATTTCAACAAGGTCCACCTATTTTTAACCAATTACAATCTTCATTACAAAATATTGCAGAGTTTATAAATCAAGTATTTGCTACTATTGCTCAATCTGAAATGTTTAAACAAATTCAGAGAAATATCAGTAGTATCATTAGTTCATTTCAAAAACTTGCTCCAGTATTTGAATTTGTGTTCAAATTGATATCATCAATTGTTTTAGGTGTAATGAATTTTGTGACTCAAAGAATTGCTATTTTTGCAAATGTTTTATCGCAAATATTCACTAATCCTATTGGCTTTATTAGAAATGAGTTCAATGCATTAGCTCAACAAATACCTGCTATTTTTAATAATGTTTTAGCAGGTATTTTAAATAAATTAAGAACTATTGTTGGAGCTGTTGATAAATATACTGGAACTGATTTTGCAAAGAAAATACCAGTAATTGCAGAAGTTAAAGTTCAAGGTCCTACTGCTGGACAAAAAGCTCTAGGTGCTGCTTTAGAATTAGGTACTGGTAAGTTTTCTCTTAATTTGATGAAAGATATTGCAACTGCATTTGGTCAAACTTATGATTTAAAGTCTGTTGTTAATCCAATTGATAAACTTAATGTTGGTGGTAAAAAACCAGAACAACCAGATACACCACAACAAAAAGACGATAAAGAAAAGAAAAAGAAGCAAGATAAAAAGCAAGAATCATTACTTGCTCTTATCGTGCAAAACACTCAAAAAGCTAATGAATTAACCTTGAGAAATATGTCTTATGGTGGAGGTCAATTAGCATCAGAAGGTATTTCTGCTGTTCAAATGAGTGCAAATAGATCAGTTAAATCACCACAAATCAATGCTTCAAATGACATTACTCGTGGTGTTGAAAAAATTGTTAGAGGATATTCTGCTTCTAATAACTTGAACTTTAGTTTTCGGAGATCATAATGCCATTAGGATATGAAGAATGCGACTTGCATGTATACATTGATTACAAGCAAGAGAGACAGAATAATCGTGGGCCTTTCATTTTCTGTACTGATGGTACTCAAATAGATTCAGGATCATTAGAAGACTGCATAATTGATCCTGCAACTTTGTCATTGTTTGGAAAACCACTTCCAATGACAGATGCTTGGCGTACTGTTTACACTGGCAATTATGCTAGATATGATTTCACAGATTATATTTTTACCAACTCAATTAAATGGAAAAGACAAGCTGTTCAAAATGCTGGAGACTGGTATATTGTTTCTAATTCTGAACTTGTTATAGATCAACAAGATATTATTGAACTTGATGTAACTCAACAAAGAAATGATCCTATTTTCTTTTCTTTTTCTAAATTACAAAAGAAGAGTTCTTCAAAACAACCACTTTTAAAATTGTTTTGGGAAAATGAAACAAATAAAGATAAAGATGTTCAACTTCATTTCATGCAAGATGGTGGTTGTGATGTTTATCGTGGTTATGTAAAATTACCAGGAACAATTATTGCTCAAACAACTTCATCAACAATCACAGGCATTCTCACTCAATTTACAGATATTGTATTTGGTCTATTGCCAGGAAATAAAGTTTTAGATGTTTATGGAAGAATCTTAGGAACTATATCTTCTGTTACTAATGATTTGCAATTAGTATTAACAACAAGTGCTGCTTATGATTTTGTTGGTGAATATTCAACATTAACACCAAATAAAGTAGCAAGCTACAATCGTACTGAAAGCAACTATTCTCAAGGTCGTCCAATTACCACTGTTATCAATCCAAATGATCAATTTAATGATGTTTATGTAATTCCTTGTCGTGGTAGAGAATTAATGGTTTTAACCTCATTTGGTTTAAACTTTTCTCATCCATTTGCTGATTTAGGTTCTGGTGATATTTTTCCAGATCCACCATTAAATATTAATAATTATGAAAGTACAAATCCAACAACTGTACCGATAATTCTTCCTGATGGTAAATTTAAAATACAAATCTTAGCTGGAAAGATCATGTTCCAAACTGCTAAATTGCATTTTAAAAGTCAATGGTCAGCTTTGTCACAAATTATTACTCCATCAACTACTCCACCTGATGCTCCAGACTTTGATTTATTTGCAGGAAGGATTAGTTTTAGTTTATTTGACACTGATCCTACTCTGATTACCGGAACAAGTACCTTTTTTACTACTGAAGTTAATGTTTCAGATATGTTAGTAGCAAAAGTACCAGGAACTCTTTTTGGTGGAATGATTCTTGGAATTGTTGACACTATTACAAGTAACACAGTTTTAAATCTTGAAGAACCAGTAATTTATCAAAGTGATTTAAATAATTTCTGTGTGTATCCAAGAATGAATGGAACTATTTCAGTTTCACCTGGAGACAATATTGTTAATGGTGTTGGTACTAACTTCCTTTCAGAAATTAATTTAGAAGATAGGATTTATGTAGCAGATGGTACTTTTATTGGTCAAGTAGATGCAATTATTAGCGATACTCAATTAACATTATTTTCAAAAACATCTATAGCTTTAGGCTCTGCTAGATTCTATAAAAACATTAATGAATATTCAAACAATTATTTAAATAACAGACAAATAGAATTGTTTGGTGCAACTGGCGTAATTTCTAATGATACTAAAATTACTATTAGTATTGTAAATGCAGCTGGATCAGTAACAAATGTTTTTGATGGTATTAATAATGGTTTTAGAATAAAAATTAAAGGCGAAGATACTATTGCAAGTAGAGATTATGGCTATATGTTCTATTCATATGATCAAACTCTTTCATTGCAAAATGAATATACTTCTAATACTGAAGTTGATATTGTTTGCGCCTTAGAATCATTATCATTACAAAGGAATGAAACTGGTGAATACTCATTATCCATGAGTGCCAGACCTAAATTATTACAAGATTTAGGTGTTATTAAGCCTGATATACTTTCAAATAGACCAATTAAAGTAACCATGAAGCCAAGACGTGTTTTATTAACTGGTCTTGTTTCTAAAGGCGCATCTGATCAATTAACTGGTGAAGATACTTTATTTACTGAAGAACTCTCAGTTGATC